CAATTCTCCTGTTCCTTTAATTAAACGATGCATCACACCTTTAGGTATTATAATATCTTCTTTCATGTTAATAGGTAGTTTATTGTCAAATTGAAATTGCCAATCAGTTTCACTCATAACACTCACGACTCTATCTTCCTCATCATAATGCCATTTAAGATCATCAGGATTGGTATCCGAAGAAAAATATCGCAATTTAATGTAATTACTAATTATTTTTTCTTTGTATGGTTTCAATTTTTATTGAGTTTATATTCAAGGAGTTCATCTTCTAAATTCTTTTTCTTTTGAATCATTCTAATCATTTCCTCTCTTTTTTGATGTGTTGATTTTAACATAAAAAATATATTACTACAATAATTTTTTATTGTTTGTATTTCAAAACTTGATTGTACCCCATCATTTCTAAATTGAAATGAAACAAAATATTCATCAATTCCAATTTTACCGACATAAAACCAAGCAACGTCCATACCATCCATTGGGTTAATATGACTTTTCATTTCTCCATCGTCCATATTTTCCATAAAATTATGAACATAATAATAACCATTTAAAAGTGAATGTAAAAGAATTTCAGTTAGTTGTTTGTTGACATGTATATTTTGCCACTGATTTTTTAATGCTGGTTTCCCATGATTGTGTTTTTCATATATGACTGTTAATGAACAACTTTTACGTGCAGTAATATGATCTCCACCGTTTTTCACCACGAAAAAATGAGCATAATTTGCCTTATGATGATCAGTAAAATAATCTAATCTTTCTTCTATTGCTAACCTATCTTTAAATTCTTCAATTATTAGTTCTTTAGATAATACCTCGATTTGTAATGCAAGCTTTTCTGCTTTTAAAACATTCTCAACATTTTTTCTTTTCAAACTTGCTTCTCTTCTATAAGATATAACCCATTTATAAAGACCAAACAAAGTACCAATAATTGATAATATAAAACCGTATAATTCTAATTGATCTTTATTTAATAACATTGTTTTCTATTTCTCATTTACACTTACAATAATTCATCCACTTATTTACATCATAGTCATACCAATCATCCAAACCACTAGCAATTGCGACCATTTCGCTTGACAGTAATGTACCGTACTTTCTAGTTTTAGTTTTACTCTTCTTGAAGAAAATTTTTAAAATTAATAAATAGTAAATATATAGTTTATTATATTTAAAAATTCTGAGTGCATTAAATACACTCAGAAATTGTTTACTATTATATGGTACTTCAA